CGCCTTTCTGTGGCTTCGGCAGAGCCCTTACTGGGCGGGGATCACGCTTTTCTCCGAAAACCACCGGGTGGAGAACTTCCGCGCCATGGAGCGCGTCTTCCCCGCCCGGGACGTGCCGCGCGCCGGGGCTGTCTGGGCCTTCGACCGCGCACCCGCGCCGCTGCCCGAAACCTATGCCTTCGAGGGAGAACCCCACAACCTCGCCGCCTTCTTCGACCGGACCGAGACCACGGGGCTGCTGGTCGTCCACCGGGGCGCCATCACGCATGAAGAGTACCGGCAGGGCGCCGACGAGACCTCACCCTTCACCTCGTGGTCGATGGCGAAATCTGTACTCTCGGCGCTGATCGGCATCGCCGTGGAGGAAGGGCACATCGCCAGCCTCCGCGACCCCATCGGCGCCTATGTCCCCGCGCTGGCAGGCTCGGCTTACGGCGACGTGCCCATCGAGGACGCGCTGACCATGTCCTCGGGCGTGGCCTTCGACGAGGACTACGACAATCCAGCGTCCGACATAAACATGCTATTCATCCGCGCCATGGCGATGGGCGTGCCGGTGGAGGAGACGCTCGCGGGGCTCGACCGGGTGCGCGATTCAGGCATCTACAACGATTATGTCAGCTCCGACTCCATGGCGCTGGGGTTGGTGCTGGAGGCCGCGACCGGCATGGCTCCGGCCGACTATCTCGCCAGCCGCCTCTGGGGTCCGATGGGGGCCGAGAGCTGCTCGCCCTTGCGCAGGTCGGCATCGACCTCTTCGAGCCAGCCGCGCGAGATCATCGCGGCCACAGCCTTCTTCGCAGCGGCCCCGTGCAGCCCGTCAGGCAGCGGCATGGCCAGATTGCCGGGGCGGGTGGCCGCGCGGCTGAGGACGATGGTCTGGGTATCGGTGAGTTTGGGCATGGGAGCCTCCGGGTCTGGTGGAGCAGCGGGGAATGCGCCGCCTTCTACCGGTTGAAGCCCGCCGTAATGGCGGGCCTTGGCTGGTCAGGGTCCGGCGGTCACTCGGCGTATTCGCCCTCGCCAAAGGCGCTGTCGGTGATGCGCTTCAGAAGCCCGGCGTAATGCTCGAGCGTACCCACGTCGCCCCAGTTGATCTCGTCGGGGTGGCAGTTGAAATGGTCGTCGCTGAGCGCCTGAAAGCGGGCGAGCATCTCGTCGATCTCGGCCTTTTTGCCGATGAAGGCGGCCAATGCGGGTTCCTTGTTGCGCCGGGCCCTCTCGGTGCGAAGCTGGTGGCGGGGTGTGGTTTGCGGGTTCAGGCTGGTCATGGCGTGGCTCCGTTGGGTGAGTTGCATCGTTTTCGTGAGACCACCATCGCTCTGTTACACCGATTATCGTAGGCAATTCTGCGCAATATCAGGCCTTTATGATCGCCACACCGAGCATCATGCGATGCGATCATGATCGGTGAGTGACATCTGCTCCGCCTCGTGCCGCTGGGCCGCGTCGGGCGGGTCGCGCCGCGCGTTGACCATGGCCACAAAGAGCGCGCGGCTGATGGCCGCCACCTCGTCGGCTCCGGCGCTGGTGAGATGCAGATCCTGAATGGCGATGGCCTCACCCAGATCGGTCAGGGCGTAGAGCGTAGCGAACTCCGCCTCGGGCGGGTCGCAGGTGACGGAGTCGCGATCATCCTCCGCCACGGCGACGCTTCAGCAGAACCGCAGGTCGAAGCCGATAGCACAGTTGCGGCGCACAATGTCATCGAGGGTCTCGCCCTCAGGCAGGCAGTTGCAGGAAATGTCCATCGGGATATCCCTCAGATCAGTTGCAGGCTGGCCAAAAACGCGCTGGCAGCGGCAAGCTGGGTGGTCGGCGCCTCGATCTTGATGTGCGAGATGACGTCCGAGGCTTCAGCTTTGAAGCCTTCGTCGCGCAGCGCGGCCTCGATCATGCGGGCGACGGCGTCCGGGTCCTTGAGGTTCAGGGGATCGGGCAGCGCGTCGTAATCGATGCGGATGGTGGTTATGGCGGTCATGGTCAGGCTCCCTGATCTTTTTGGTCGATCATGGCGAGGATGGCGCAGGCCATGCCGCCGAGGAATTCGCTGCGGCGAAACACGATCTCGTCGATCTCGTTCGCAGTGGTGACGGTCGGTTCGACGGCCAGGCTCTCTGCCATGTGCGGCAGCAAGCGGGCGGCCTCGGCGTTGTAGAGCTCTGCAATGGTCATGGGGCTGTCTCCGATCCGTTGGCTGGCGGGGCGCGATGCACCCGCCTCGTGGGGATCAGAGTCGCTCGACCGGAGAGTGTAATCAACTCGAATAGACGTATTTATACGTTCATTGCCAATGCTTTGATGGAAGTCAACGTGCCATGGAAGGCCTAAGCGAGCGCGCCTATGCCGCCCGATCCGGGCTGTCGCGCGGGGCGGTGCAAAAAGCGCGCAAGACTGGGCGGCTGGTGCTCTACCCGGACGGCTCGATCAACGCGGCCGCCTCGGACGCGCGGCGGGGCGCGATGACCGATCCGGACCAGCAGATCCGCGCGCGGGGCGGGTTGGGCGCTGGGGGTGAGGCCGGTGCGATCGGGGGCGGCAGCGTGTCCGGAGCCGGCGAGACCTCGTCCTACATCAAGGCGCGCACCGCGCTGACCGTCTACATGGCGCAGGACAAGCAGATCGCCATCCAGAAAAAGAAGGGCGTTCTGGTCGACCGCGCGCGGGCCGAGACGCTGGTGTTTCGCCTCGCGCGACAGGAGCGCGATGTCTGGGTGACCTGGCCTACCCGCGTGGCCGCGCTGATGGCCGCGCAATTGTCCGCAGAGATGGAGACAGCATCGGGAGCGCCCGTGACGATCGAGACGGCTGTTCTGCAAAGGGTGCTGGAAGCCCATGTCCGAGAGCAGCTCGACGCCCTGGCCGACCTCCGGGTCTCGCTTGAATGATGAGGATGGTGCGAACGATCTGACCGAAGGCCTTGACCTCGGCTTCGACGGGGCCGAGGACATCCTGCGCGCCTGGCGGCGCGGGATGCGCCCCGATCCAGACCTGACGGTGTCGCAATGGGCCGATGCGCACCGCTGGCTCAGCTCGCGCGCCTCGGCCGAGCCCGGGCGGTATCGCACCGCGCGCACGCCGTATCTGCGCGAGATCATGGATGCGCTCTCGCCCGGGCATCCCGCACAGCGCGTCACCTTCATGAAGGCCACTCAGGTGGGCGCGACAGAGGCCGGCAACAACTGGATCGGTTTCGTGATCCATCACGCGCCGGGGCCGATGCTGGCGGTGCTGCCCACGGTGGAGATGGCCAAGCGCAGCTCGCGCGGCCGGATCGACCCGCTGATCGAGGACAGCGCGGCGCTGAAGGAGCGCGTCAAGCCCGCGCGCTCGCGCGACGCGGGCAATTCGATGCTGTCCAAGGAGTTCCCCGGGGGCATCCTGGTGCTGACTGGGGCCAACTCGGCCACCGGTCTGCGCTCAATGCCGGCGCGCTATATCTTTCTCGACGAGGTGGATGCCTATCCGGCCTCGGCCGACGAGGAAGGCGATCCGGTCACGCTGGCCGAGGCGCGCACCACGACCTTTGCGCATCGGCGCAAGGTGTTCATGGTCTCGACCCCCACGATCCGGGGGCTCAGCCGGATCGAGCGCGAGTTCGAGGCCTCCGATCAGCGGCGGTATTATGTGCCGTGCCCGCATTGCGGCCAGATGCAATGGCTGCAGTTCGAGCGCCTGCGCTGGGAGAAGGACAAGCCCGACACGGCAATGTATCGCTGCGAAGGCTGCGAGCGCCCCATCGCCGAGCATCACAAGACGGCGATGCTGGAAGCGGGGGAATGGCGCGCGACCGCCGCGCCCGCGGATGCCCGGGCCATCGGGTTCCACCTCTCGGCGCTCTATTCGCCGATCGGCTGGAAGAGCTGGGCGCAGATTGCACAGGACTGGCTGGCAGCCCAAGACTCCGACGAGATGCTGCGCGCGGCGCGCAATACGCTACTGGGCGAGACGTGGGTCGAGAGCGGTGAAGCCCCGGACTGGCAGCGGCTGGCCGACCGGCGCGAGACCTATCCGTCACAGATCCCTGCAGGCGGTCTGTTCCTCACCGCAGGCGCAGACGTGCAAAAGGACCGGATCGAGGTCGATCTCTGGGCCTGGGGGCGTGGGGGAACCAGCTGGCTCGTGGATCACATCGTGATCCCGGGCGGACCGGATGATCCCGCCTGCTGGGAGGCGCTGACCGGGCTGCTGAGCCGGACATGGGTGCATGAGCATGGCGCGGTGATGACGCTGGCGAAGCTGGCCATCGACACCGGCTACGAGTCCGCCGCCGTCCATGCCTGGGCGCGCCAGCAGGGCACGGCGCAGGTGGCCCCCGTGAAAGGGCTGGAAGGCTTCAACCGCGCCACGCCGGTCTCGGGCCCCACTTTCGTGGACGCCACGGTGAACGGGCGCAAGCTCAAGCGCGGCGCCCGGCTCTGGAGCGTGGCCACGGCGACCTTCAAGGCCGAGACCTATCGGTATCTGCGGCTCGAACGCGCGTCCGACCCTGATGCGGCAACCCCGGCGGGCACCATTCACCTGCCCGACTGGGCCGACAGCGAATGGCTCAAGCAGCTGGTGGCCGAGCAGCTGGTCACGATCCGCAACAAGCGCGGCTACGCGCGCCAGGAATGGCAGAAGATGCGCGAGCGCAACGAAGTGCTGGATACCCGCGTCTATGCGCGCGCCGCCGCCTGGATCCTCGGCGCCGACCG